ATCAATTAAAAGACAAGATTGAATCCGAACTTGCCGAGTTATCGAAAGAGGTTGAGCCAGTTGTGAAGTCTGCGGAAGAGATACTTGATAAACATTCTGTTCATTATGGTAGTTGTGAAGGTAATCCGAGAACTTTAATATATGTAAGTGAGGCACTTGAAGCTATGGAAGAATACGCTGCCATAGTTGAAAAAAGAAGTTGTGAGATTTGCGCTATGTTTTGGAATAAGAATGCTTCAACGCAACATCCGACAAGGGAGAGGATAATTGAAGTGTTGAATAAATATTCAACTACAAATATAGGATGGATTGAAGAAGCTCATGGAGAAAGAACTTTATTAATTGACCCTATGGATTATCATAAGATTGCCGATGAATTAACTAAATCAGAATAAAGACATGTTACTAATGTGTCCAAATTGTCAGGCTATTTGGTCTATGGAAGAAATAGACGAGGAATACTGCGGAGCAGGTGGCTATCCTAATTGTGATGAAGATGAAGTGGATGATACGATGCTTGGATTAAATGGAGAAGAAACATGGTTGCCATAATGATTTAACTAACTAAATGATAAGCAAATGAAAGACAAAATTATAATTTGGTTTAGGGCTAATTTTCAGGACCATCCTTACTGGAGGGTAATCTACAAGGATGGTAAACGAACTCATTTACTATATTGGCGTGAGGCTAATGGTTTAAAAGAAACCTTCAATGGTAAATTAATAATTGATTATACAATTACATTATGAAAGACGAAGAATTGTATTACAAACGGGTTTACATCCGCACAGAAGAGGACTTGCCGAAAGAAGGTAAATACTTAGTTAAGTTGAAAGATTCAGACCGAGACCCTTATTACTGGGAATTTGAAGAAGGTTCTCCTGCTAATAAAGCATATTGGTTAAAAAGAATTAACTGGTATCTCCAACTTATCAAAGAATCTTCGCTGAGAGAGGATTTGCATAAAGCATGGTTAGCAGGGATTGAATACGAAGTAGATTGGAAATATGATTCTATTACAGGAAAATTAACGGGGGGAGACAAGCCTAACTTTGATAAATGGATTGACGAGTATCTAAAAGACAGACCAGCACCCGATGAAGTGACGGATGAGGAGATAGAGAAAGAATCAGAAAAGGTTATTATTAATTACCTAACTCACAATAATCCTGAGGGTGATTATAAAGAATCAACTATCGGCGCAGATGATAAGCGAATATGGTGGGTAATTGGTGCAAAGGCAATGAGGGACGGACTTATTAAGAAAGGAGACAAATAAAATGAAACCGAATACTCCCGAAGAATTAAAAGCACTGGCGAAGATCAGCAAACGCATGAAAGCACGAGTTGAAAAGAAAAGATTCAAAAAGAGATTCATTGCTTTCAAGGATTACAATGACCAGGATGAAACAGACTTGTCGTTCATGTCGCATATAAACGGATAAGATGAAAGAGCAAACAGCGGAGGTAGTAAAAGCGGCAAAACGTAGGGAGGACTTCAGTTATATTTCCGAGGTAATCCAGCGGAGTCATATACGACCATCGACCTACGTTCATGAAATAGGTTTGCCATACGATGTTTATGAGGCAATGTCAAACATGGGATGGATAAACCATGAATCTTATTTTAGGACAAAGCAGGCGTTCTTTGAGTTTAAAAGTACCGAGGTTGTTGTCAGCTTCATGCACCTGTATAGTTGTGAGGACTTTCATCATCTGATCGACAGGTTTATTATTCACAGTCTGACGGGCAGTTATCCTGTTCGCAGAAGCGGGATCAGCAAGATGAATTTTGATGTTAAGAAGGAATATGTTGTATTTAAAAAGTAACCATGCTCCAAAGAATAAGATTCATAAACAAAGAGGGATTACCCAACGACATGGTATTAAAGATTGTTAAGAGGCAGAGCAAAAACATCATTGTCCGCAACCCTGAAGATGATTCGTTGATGACCATCCCCAGGGGAGCAGTTCAGGAAATCTCAGAAGCGAAGAAAGAAGAAGAAATCGACAATAACTAACTTTTATTACTAACCAGTTACTGAGTGCCTATGAGAAAAAACAACTATTGATCTAAAGCGGAAAGCCCTCCTGACCGGGGGCTTTTATTGTTAATAACCCTGTTAATAAAGTTATTTTGAGTATATCAGGGTAATATAGTAACTTTGCTTTATGGAATCGGCAATCATATATCTTGGAATTGTCTGCTTAATCCTGGCAGTAGTCGCATTCTGGCCTGATAAAAGATAAAACAAGTAACTTGATGGTACGCAAGAGTAAAGAAGATATTGAAATATTGTTCGATCAAATCATTAAGGAAATTGCTGTTAATGGCAAATCTCTATTAAAAGCAATAGCTGGTAAAATGTCTGCTCAAAAGTTCTATGAATTACTGAAGGATGACGAAAAGGTGAAAAAATACGCGCGCGCGTGCGATGACAGAGCGGATTTAATAGCAGAGGAAATTCTTACGATAGCAGACGAGGGAAGTAAAAAAGATAATGCAGAAGTTCAGCGTGACAGGTTGAGAATTGATTCCCGTAAATGGTTATTATCAAAACTGCATCCTAAGAAATACGGGGATAAGGTTGACATAACATCAGGCGATAAGCCATTTGAAACCCCGACAATAATCATTAAGAGATTTAATAAAGATGAATGATCAAATATTCATAGACGCAATTAGTGTAATTATTGAGAGCGCAAAAGCCAAACTATCTAATAATGATTTTGACGCATTTCTTGGGCGTATAACATTATTGCTTGAAAACGTTGAAAACTTCACCAATGAGCATAAATACGGATTTCATTCAAGCGAGTTAAAGGAAAACCAAAACTAATGGGCAGTGTTGCCATATCAGAAATATTTGATCCTCTATTATATCTATTTGATGATAAATATCATCCCGAAGTTGATACCGTAATAATCACAGGCGGGAGATACTCATTAAAATCTTACACTGTATCTGTATTTGCTTTGACAGGATTGGTAAATTATAGTTGGAATGTGCTTTATACCCGTTTTACAAATATGTCAATTATAGACAGTGTAAAGCCTGAATTAGTCGATAAAATTGAGTTATTAGGATTACAGGGAAAAGTAATCGACACCACATCGCATGTCGAATACCGGGGCAATAGAATATCGTTTAAAGGCATCAAGACAGGTAGTAAAGGCCAAACCGCAAACCTCAAATCACTCTCCGGCTTTAATTTGTTCATCAATGACGAAGCGGAAGAGCTTCCCGACTACAAGACATTCAAGAAAATATTCTATTCTATCAGGTCCGCAGACAAACGCAATCTGACGATTCTGATACTGAACCCCACGACTAAGGAACACTGGATCTTCAAGGAGTTCTTTGAGAAGAAAGGACTCCAGGGAGGCGACAACTGCATTAAAGATAATGTCATGTATATTCATTCCTCATACCTGGATGCAGACCAAAACAGGATCCCGAAGAACATACTTGCTGACTACAAGCGGATGCAGGTCGATGATCCGAAAGAGTATGATAATATTGTTCTCGGTGGTTGGGTTACGGAGTTGGAGGGACAGGTATTCCCTGAAAAGAGCCTGAAGAGATACAGGGAGTTTCCTGAGAACATGGAATATTTTACTATCGGTTATATTGATACTGCCGATACAGGGGAAGATAACTTTGCTATGCCTATTGCAAGGGTTTACCAGAACAGGGTTTATGTATTCGATGCGATATTCGATCAAAATAACCTGACGATTCAGGAGGGACAGGTACAAAACAAAGTAAAGACCTGCCATATAAACGAACTGGCAATAGAGACAAATAGCTTCGGGGCATATTTTAGCAGGAGATTGAGAGAATTACTTCCGCAGGTCGAGATATTCGGATTGTTCTCTAAGGCTAATAAGATGGGCAGGATACTTGCCAATTCAGGACTGATAAAACATTTCTTTTACTTTCCTGAAAATCCAAATGAAGATTTAAAGAAATTCATAGTGCAGTTAACGAGTCTGTTATGTACGTCAGTCGAGAATGACGATGCCCCTGATTCATTGTCTGGCATGTGTGCCTATCTGGAGAAGTACAAATCATTGTTTAAAGAAGATAACTAAAACCCAAATAAATGAAACCTACCCTAAGATTAAAGTTTCTGCTCTGGTTGCAAGAGAAAGTGTCAAAAGTACCGGAAGGCAAAAAGATCCCGCTGTGGATCAGGTCTGTAATTTTCTTTATCAGGCTGAGCAAAAGAATCAGCAGGTTCTTTGTGCGGATAAGCCATACATCAAATAAGTTCCTGCAATTCTTCGTAAATCTTTATTTTGTTTTCCTCACTCAAAGGTCAGAAGCACGGGTTTTTAAGGGAGCCTGGTATAGATATTTTGCTGTTAAGTATGCAGATAAGCGGTCACGAATCAGCCGGGTAAATAAACTATGTGGAGGTAAAAGGCATTATGTAATTGATTTCGATGATCAGTCGCTACTTGTTATTAACCGCAATGAGGTTAACAGGCTCAAGACAAGGCATAAGATTTCAAAGAGTTATAATGTTCTGGACGTTTTCACAAACGCTTATTACATTACGAAATGATTTACACGCCCACTGAATATAGCAAGTTATTTAAATTTGGAAACAAAATTGTTTCTGCAATGACTATTAAGCGGAGATGTAAATCAGGACGACTTCCGATGGGGCATAGGTCAAGAAAGTTACCCGGCAGAAGGGGAGTATATGTTATTGAGGTTCCTGAAAAAGTTTAATTCATGCACAAAATAAATATATCACCCTGATATATTTCATCTTTTCAGCATAACTTCGCAGGAAAGATTTATTTAATGGATTGGAATAACTTCTTTCCTTTATCCCTGTTTTCAAAGCGATCTGGAATCACTCGCAACTCCATCAACTCATTCAACTACCAGTATCTTATCGACAAACCCGCTTGGCTTGCCCTGTCTAATGCTCATCAATACCGGCAGGCAGTAGCGGACAACCCCGTTTTATACGGCTGTATTGACATACTGGCTTCAGCAGCAGCCAACGGCAAGAAATACCTTATCGACCTGGACGGCAAAGAGATTGAATGGAGCGATAAAAGACCCGCAGTGCAGAATGCTTACAGACTTTTTGTTCTACGTCCCAATCCCTTGCAAAGTGCCAAAGAGTTCAATTATGAACGTGAGTACATGAAGAAAACCTTTGGTAATAACTATGTATATCTCAATAACCCGCTAAATAATTACGAAACCGACATCCTCACTGTAAGAACACTGATGAACCTGCCCTCTGAATACGTGGAGGTAAAGCAAACGGGCAAATTATATGACCAGATTGATATAAAAGGGATCATCGAAAAATACTGCCTGACCAACTATAACCCCGTTAAAGAGTTCGATTCATCGAGGATCATTCATTTTAACGACATCAACACCTCTGATATTGGCAACTCCATCATCGGTTCCTCCCGCATTGAAAACCTCAAATATCCGATTACCAATACACAACTCGCATTTGAGGCAATGAACGTGCTTTTGAAGTACCGGGGAATGCAGGGTATAATGAAAACCAACAGCAAAGATGCAACAGGAACACAGATAATGCTATCGGGTCCGCTCAAAGATGATGTTGAAAAGACTTTTAGAACGAAATACGGGATCAGGGAAGATCAGCAGCAGATATTATTCACATACGCTGATGTGGAGTTTCAAAAGACCGTGATGAGTCCTGACGAGCTGGGTATCTATAAGGAGTTCTCAAATAATGCGATGATAATCTCCAATGGACTGAAGATCCCCCCGGAGCTTTACAAGACTTACATGGAGGGAGCAACATACGAGAACCAGATTCAGGCAGTCAGGCGACTATATCAGGATACAGTCATCCCCGATGTTGAAAATGACGATCAGTACTGGACTGAGAGGCTCAAGATGCGTGATTATGGCTTCGAGTTAAAGACTGATTACTCGCATATAGAAGCACTTCAGGAGGCTCGCAAAGAGAAGGCAACAGCACTGAGCATGAATGCCCGGACAGCCGAAACAGCCTATAACAACAACATCATAACATGGAACGAATATCTCGAATTACTGGATATAGAGCCTGTTGTTGGAGGTGATGTTTACAAGTACGAAAGGAACCTTCCGGGATCAAGCACGGCTCCTGTTGATACAAACTTAAATCCTGTAGCATGAAAAAGAAACTTACACCCGAAGAGATAAAGAAGATTAAGGAAGAGAGACAGAAAAAGATGGATGGTAAAAAATTGATTAAAAAATAAGGCGATGATACATTATGGTAATATGGAGTTTGCAACCAAAAAGGAGTTATTCAAATTCCTTGCAGACAACAAAGATAAGTTGATTGCTCAGAAAAAGGCAGTTAAGAAAGAGGTTGATATGCCTGTTATCATCAATCCTACCATAGTATTTGATGCCAAACACAAGGCACTTAAAGAAGATCAACCCATTGATATAACGTCTCTCAAATCGCTGAAAGTCGTTTGTATCATCAACACAACAAACTTTCTCGATGCACATCAGGACCTGCATCTTCCCGGGCTGTGGAATAAATCGCTTCAGGACAATAAAAACGTCATGCACCTTCAGGAACACGACATGGAGTTCGACAAGATAATTGCTGACGGAGAACAACTCAAGGCATATACGAAGCGGTTTAAATGGTCGGAACTTGGTTATGATTTCAAAGGAGAGACAGAAGCACTGGTCTTTGAATCGGAAATACTGAAGTCCCGAAATCCCTTTATGCTTAATCAGTATGCTAACAAATGGGTTAAGAACCACTCGGTCGGGATGTATTATGTCAAAATGGACATGGCTATCAATGATGAAGATATGCCAAATTACTTTGAGGCATGGCAGAAGTATTATTCTCAGATCGTCAACCCGGAGATGGCAGACGAGAGAGGTTATTTCTGGTACGTTCTTGAAGCAAAATGTATTGAGGGGTCCGCTGTTCCGAGAGGAAGCAACTCAGCAACCCCGACACTTGAACCAAAAAATCAGCCGCTCAATGGCACTGATAATAATTTAGAGCCGGGTAGTCCCACTCTGAAGCAAATCGATTACAATTTTCTAATTAAAAACTTAAAAAACAAATAAAATGGAAGAAAGAGAACTTTTGTTAAAAGAGATCAAGGGGCTTATCGCTGACTCTCAGAAAGAGAATGTCAACAAGGCTGACCTTGAAAAAACGATCAAAGAACTGAACGAGCGTATCGCAAAACTGGATAACGCTGACATCAAAGCACTCAAAGAGAGTGTTGATAAAGTGATCCAGGCAACCGCTGATAATGCCGCTGCTATCAAAGCACTGGCAGAAGTACCGGCAAAGAAAGACCAGAAACCAATGACCTTCAAAGAGGCACTTGTTGCAGCCGTTCAGGAAGCAGCAAAGAATGTCCCGTCGCTGCTCGTTGAGAAAAATGATGATCTCGGCAAAAGACAGTCATTGAAAGATTACTTTGCCATACTCGGCAATAAGAACACCCCGGAGATGGTCATTAAAACCGACATGACCGAGGCAAACATCGTTCAGAGTAACGTTGCAACAGTTCGTCTTACTGAACTGGACCCGAACAGGGTAACAACTCCCCTGACAATCTACTCCCATGTTCTTGACTGGATGCCGGTAAAAGGGATTACCAAGAAATACATGAGCCTTCTTGTTGTCTATTCCTATTCTGATGGAGCAGGAACCAAGACTCAGGGTTCAACAGCAACAATATCGAGCTTCTTGCTCAAGACTGTTGAGTTTGTAAGTGCAACCATCGGAACCAAATTCAGGGTTACTGATGAGTCTCTCGATGATCTTCCTGAAGTGATGGAAGAAATTGCACTTGTCGGCCCTTCAAAAATAAAAGACAATGTTGACTATCAGATCCTCGGCTCAGCCGGTGATGATACAGCAACAATAAAAGGTCTTTTCGCTGCATCCAAACATACCGATTTCACAGGTTCAACAACCTATGCAGCTACTATTGTAGCGGCCAACGAGATCGATGTTATCGCAACTATGAAACTTCAGGCAGCAGCAAGTAACTATAAACTTACTGACGTGATTATGTCACCTACCGATGTTCATATTATAGCAGCTCAGAAAGACCAGCTCGACAACTCAAGGATTGACAGAAGGGTTGCTTTTGATGCTCTCGGTAATCCTGTTGCTGTATGCGGATTGATGATCAGGGAAAACGCTAAGATGAGTGCTAATACAGTTGTCGGAGTTGACAGGGCCATGCTTCAGATAGGAGACCGCAAGCAGATGACTCTTGAAGTCGGCTATGACGGAAACGACTTTACCGAAGGATTTAAAACAGTCCGTATCAATGTCCGTCTTGCCTTTGGCGTAAGAGATCCACTTGCAGTTATATATTGTGATGACCTCTCAACTGCTGTTACTAACATAACAAAAGCATAATCTTAAAGTAACGGGATTATGAAAAAGTTACTTATATTCTTCATGTTAGTCGCACTCAGTGTGGTTAGCATGGCTCAGAATAAAACGGGATCAATTCGGGAAGGACTGACAATGCTCTCAAAGCCGTTTGTTTTTACTGCCGCTGACTCTATTGCAGGACGTGGTGGTTATTTTGTCAAAACAAGCGAGACATACTATGTTGTGATTACGAATCCGCAGAAGTACTTGCAGACACAGAGTATCACAACTACTCTCGCAACGGAATCAGGATCGCCCTCTGTTACTATTACCCTCTACGGGAAAGTCAATTCAGGTGATTCTTATACATCAATCGGAACTCCTGTTACATGGACATCAACGAGCAACAACCCTGCGACAATATCCAATACAACGGCTGCAAACTATAATTATCTGAAGGTTGCTTACGTATGTAGCGGGGCGACACAATGCGTGTCAATAACTTCTCTTGAGGTCAAGACTGCAAATGTCTTTCCCTATGGCTCAACCCTGATTACAGGAACAGCGGGAGCAACGATCACAGGAGCTGCCATCAACCTGAATGCGGGGTCTAACTATGCCGTAAACATCGGGACCAGTACGACTACCGGAACAGTAACAGTGGGAGGAACGGGAACGCAGTCAATAGCAGTTGGCAACGGGGCAGGAGCTAAAACAGTGGCTCTCGGTAGTTCCAATTCGACCAGTACTACTACTATTTTGTCGGGTAGTAATGGTGTGAATATAAACGCAAGCAACAACCAACCTACTAATGTCAACACAGGTTCTTCAACAGGACTTGTGACCATCGGGGGAGGAAGCGGAACCGCTGCCATCAATACGAGTGTTTGGGGTGTTACTGCTGCGGGTGTGGCTTCCGGGTTAACCGGGATAACATCTTCAGGGAAAGCCTTTCTCGGTAATGTAATCAGGGTGCATTCGCCAGTTGCAATGAACTCGACAGGGAATATCTCGGCTGCTAATATGCTCGCAGGGGTCATTACCTCAACATCAGCAGCGGCAACTACTCTGACGACACCAACGGCAACGGCTATCGCTGCTCAGATTCCGGGATGCGCCCAGGGGACGGCCTTCGATCTGATAATTGACAACTCTGCAGGAGCCAGTACTGTTACACTTGCTCTTGATGCGAGTATTACTGTTGTCAACCCTGCTATTATCACAGGAGGTGCAACGCTGACACTTGCGACACTGACGACAGGCAAGTTCAGTTTTTACTTTACCTCTGGCACAACAGCCAAAGTTTATAGAGTGTATTAAAATGCAAGCAGTTACTAAAACTGGAAAAATACTTCATGGGAAGATAGCGGAGATCCTTATCAAAAAGGGTTCCGCTACCCCCTATGAGGGTACTGAAGTAAGAGTGAAGAAAGTAGCTCCGAAAAAGGGTAAAAAAACGACTCCGAAAAAGGGTAAAAAGTAAACCAGATGGCATTCATTGACAGTACATATTTTGTTGGAGAAATCAATATCCCGACCCTGCCGACAAGCGACACATCACTTGCGCAGGCTATTGCTCAGTACGAAAAAGAAATACTGATCTCGCTGCTCGGTTATAAACTCTATTCATTGCTTATCGCCGACCTGTCAAATGGAGTGCCTGTCACACAGAAATATATTGACCTGGTCAACGGCAAGGCATTCACTCATTCCTTTAACGGGTATGACTACACTATCAAATGGGAGGGTTTAAAGAATACGGGTTTGCAGTCGCTCATTGCCTATTATGTCTTCTTCAAGTACGTGGAGAGGGATATAACAAGGCTCTACGGCTCCGGGATCAGTATGGCTTCTTCGGGCAATGGATGGGAGAGGGTTTCTGCTGTCAATAAATTATGTGCCGCATGGGAGAGAATGAGGGAACTTTATGGCAAGATACCTGCTGAATATAAACCCGTTTACACAAGGCCGATACTAGGTACAAACCTGCCCTGTGTTTTCAATGTTGATGCCTCTGCATATAACTTTCTTTTTGCCAATAAAACCGATTACCCGGACTGGATATTCACGCCACTTTGGAACACTAATGCTTTTGGAATTTAATAATTAAAAAACAATACTATGGCTACTTTAAAATACGATTCACAGACCGATGAACTACTTGCCAGGGGAGGGTCCTTTGATATAACCGGCACGACTGCTGTTGTCAACAAGCAGTACTGGGGGTTTAATGCCTCTGATGGTGCCGTGATGGATACCATCAAGGGAGTGCCTATTAACACTGTCTGTGCTAATCTGGCAGCAATCAGAGCCGCAGAGGTTGATATAAGCGCCTTGTTTCTTACCACTGTTTCAGATCCAGAATTTGCAGGGTGCATCTACCGGGTAAAGGGATATATCATCACTTCGATAAAACTCACATCGGGCAGTCTGCATTGCTTTATGACCAAGACACAGATAAGCGCATAAGATCATGGGAACAAAATCGGCATTGGGTACTGGGGTATCAACCGTAGGTGTTGGTGGTCAGTTGTGGAGTTCGTACTGTACGAAACGAAGCGATTTTTGGTACAAAGAGAATACAAGATCAGGATTGACACTACCTAACTCCATTACTCCATCGGTGAATGATGCGAGTTTATTACTTCCTCTTTATTCAACAGTAAAGACCAATTATGCCAATGGTTATTATGTTGATTCAGGAATTGTGCCGGGTGCGACAACAATAATGGTTTTCAGGGGAAGAATAAATACACTGCCTGCCGCAAGTAATTATGGTGCAATGGGTGAGTTCGATGACGCACAGGGTTATTTTGCATGGGGGGCATCAGGATATACGGGTAAATGGTATTTCGGATGGGGAAATAACGATAATTCGGGTGCTGAGAATGCCGATACTAATTACCATGTTTTTATAGCTTATAATAAAAAATTATGGGTGGTCGATCCTTCAACTGCATTAACCGATGCCTCTATTCTTAATGTAATTAATACGGTTACTCCGAAAGTTACCGTTACCGCATCCTTTACAGGAACGCCAGGCAAAACATTGACTTTCGTAAAACTCAATTACGCCTCTGCTGTTATATTCGGTTCATGGGATTGTTCCGAGGGTTATATAGGCACAGTTTCGGGAAGTACCTTTACATGGCTAAGAAAATATATTTTTAATAATCTTTCTTATGCCTATGATATATTGGATGCTTCTAATAGTGCGGCATGGCAAAATTCAGGAGCGGGGGCAACTATTGCGCCAACAAAGATTTATTCTGCTTATGGTTCAACTTACTGCCTCGATAATGGACATACTCTTTTAAGAAATAATGCAACTTTAAAATATCAATCCGTTCCGAAGATTTCAGGAGGGACATATAATCATACTGTTGCTAATCCTTCGGGTTTTGAGACCGTTGGTGATTTTGCCGGAGATGCTTTAAATGTCAACTATACAGATGCAATGATTCAACATTCACTCGCATTCTGGGATAGGTCAAATGCAACTATCTGGAACGCACTCGCAAGGGGGGCAACAACGTATTATGATTCCACTTCGGCAACTACGAAAAAACAATGGCACGTCTCGGAACATGACTTCAATAAGTTTCAGGCATGGGCAAATACGGGTTATGAGGGAATTGCATTTATCAAGACAGGTTCCAATTCAATGGATCACTATACATGGACAAAGATCAAAGAGATAATTGTAATGACTGCAAATCAACCTATAAGTAAGATAAATCAGGCACTTGCTTACTGTGGGGATCTCTCAACTTGGAATTATCCATTCTGGAACAAACTAACCTTTGCGATTGCTGATATCCTGAAAACACTCAACCAATTTAAAATAGTAACCGGGCAAACTAGAGCGGTGACAAATCTTTCAACATCTTATAATACTGTTGAAAACTTCGCAGGAGGTGTGCTAACAGACAAGGGTAATATTTACGCCATGCCATTTATTTATGATGGGATGCTTAAGATAGATACTAATACCGATACTTTAAGCATTATTGGCGCAGGTTCTTTTGGTGTGGGTGTTCACAAGTACGGATGCGCATGTATGGGAGAAAATGGATTTATTTATGGTGTTCCATTTAATGCAACAGACTTTATAAAGTTTGATCCTACAACAGAAACAATAGCTAAATTTGGAACAAACGCAACGGCATCGGCTTATTATTCCTGCTTACGATATGGTAAATATATCTATGTTGCACCATTTGAACAAACTAAATTTTTAAAGATAGATACTACCGATGACAGTATGGCAGAGTTCGGTTCTGCTTATACCATATCTTCTCCAGACGGATTGTTCGCAGGACTTGTATTGGCTCCTAATGGTTATATCTATGCGATCCCAAATAAATACAACAAAGTTGCAAAAATCAATCCTGCCGATGATTCAATAACAGAGTTCGGTTCATTCAACAGGGCAATATTTAACTGGTGGTCAGGTGTGTGTACTAAGGACGGAATTATTTATTGCACCCCCTACAATGATCCTCGCATTCTTAAAATAAACACCAATAATGATACTGTTAGTTATTTGGCTTGTAATGCAGTAACCAATGGAGAAAATTTTGCAATGACTATACTTGGGGCAAATGGTAAAATTTATATGGTTCCTTGCGCTTATGAATTTATTATGGAAATTGATCCATCGGATGATACAATAACTTATTTTGAAAGCGAGCCGGTTATAAGACCGCAATTCAAATATGGGACAGCAAATCTTGCCAAAAATGGGCAGATATATTGCTGGGGTGCGACTAAAACAATTAAGTTTTTAAGTGCCTATACTTTGGATAAAAATATGGTAATGTCGAGACTTGTAAATAAATATTAGTGTCGTCCTTGCACAATGAAAATATATGATAAGAATAACTTTAAACGGCAAAAAATACAAGGGGATCTACTCATGGGAAGAACTATCCTTAAGTAAGTTCTGTGAACTTGCTGCTATCCCTATGCCGGAAGGTTATGAGTCATATATCATTGCCGATGGTAAGTTTTCTTCTGATACCATTGATGAATATATCAATGCCCTTTCAAAGATCACCGATGAACAGTTGAATGATGCGTTTCCTGCTTATTTCCGCAAAGTGATTGCATGTTTATCAGATGCTCCGATGTCATTACTTAATCAGGTGTCGGATGAATTAATAAACAAACGCTACGAATATTTCTTTAAGCCATTTGTCTTATCTCTAGTCTATCATACTCCAGTTATTCATTACATGGGACAGATTAAGTTCTATACGCCTAAGACAATAACTAAGTTCAGGATTGATAGGCAGACATTCAGATTACCTCATTCGGTTCAGATACTCGATCAGGTTATCCCGCTGGCAGAAGAGCCGCTGATAACATACAGTGAAGCATCTGACCTTATAAAGGGAATGAATATAGGTAAGGATAATATTAAACGGCTCGCTCTTTTCATGGCTATTTATTGCCGTAAAAAAGGAGAACAGTACGATGAAAAGAAAGCACTCGAAAGAGAGGAGTTGATGATGAAGGTTCCTATGTCTATTGTCTGGTCGGTTTTTTTTTACACTGTCAGACGACTACCCGACTATACAATGATTACCCGGTTATTTGGAAGTCTGCCAAAACAAATCCGAGAGACAGTAGAAAGGGTGCGGATCTATCACGCTTTGGCAGTCGTGGATTGATATATGAAATAGCCGGTTATGGAGGACTTGGTAAAGTTGAAGAAGTGGAGAGAACGAAGATTTATGAGGCATATCATTACCTGGCTTTCCAGAGATCGGTTAATCAGAGAGACTAAGGTAAGGATGATTGAGCATATTTTGAACGCTTTGTGTGAATGCGAGTTAAACGAAAAAGGACGGCAATATTTAATACAGTTAAAAAATGACATTAACAGTTCTCAAAAACAATCTCTCGGTACTGACAGGAACATCAATCGCTGAAGTCATATTTGATTGGGAGGAGTATTTAAGAACATCCCGGGTTATCGCCTATCCTGCCGTTCTTTGGGAACTCGGAGGCGCAAAGTTTAAAAAGGATATTCGCACATCACCTGTTCAGCCAGCCAAAACAATAAATCTGAAGGTATTTGGGATGCAACTTTATGATCCTAATAGTCAGGATAAGATTACTGTCTGGGATCAGATAGAGGGCTATCTTGATGTTTATCTTCGGGCAATGGATGCTAACAGCAAGATGGAGATTGTAAATATCAACGAACTGAGCGGAGTTTATTACGGACTTGGAGCCAGAGATCCTGAACATGAGATCGGGGTTTCGTATGAAGTGACACTTAGATTATATTGCTGATGAATATAGGTACATCAATAGAACGCTTAGAGCAAATTCTCAATGAGGCACTTCTTAATGAATGGGAAGCGCAAGGGCATTCTATGAATGGTAAAGTGGTTCGTGAGATCGAATATAAAGTTAAGCAGGAAACAGATAAACTTATACTCTCCGGCTTCATGTATCCGTATGCCAATATTCAGGCAGCAGGGGTCAAATCAGCAAAGATCCCGTTTTCCGGAAGGACTGGCAGGGGGGGGACATCGCTTTACATTGCAGCCCTCCAGAACTACGTTAAGGCACGAATGAATGTTAATGATGAAAAGAGGTCGCTGAGTATTGCCTTTGCCATTGCTCACACTCAGAAGAAAGAGGGAATGCCCACACGGGGCAGTTATTCATTTTCAAGTACCGGCAAAAGACTTGACTGGGTAGAGGAAGCCTTTAAGAGAAATGAGGATAAGATCAGCGAAGCAGTAAGCGATATGTCATATAATCTACTTGTTGCAAAGTTCGATGTCTTGATCAACAAGTGGCAAGCCGAGTTAAATAAAAACTAAACCATGTCTCTGACTTTAAATAGCGCCCCCAATAGAATAGACAAAGCAACTTTGTTTTCTGTCGTCACTTCACTCGTTGAAGATTCCACTCATGTTAATCTCAGAGTCAGGGCAGATATTTACCATGAAGGAATCATCAAAGCCACTGTTGAAAAACCCAAAGGGATTGATTCATTTGACTTTTCTGATATTCTCAAGTCGCTGGTTCCGGGAATGCTCTTTGCCAGGGACTCAGGAGATATTGTAAAGACGGGATCGATAGGTAGTCAATTAATAACCTCATGGGCTTCAAGGTCGGGGACGTGGACTACCTTAACAACATCTGTCAATGCTATTTCTTCGGCGATCTGTACAGTGCTTTCAGAACTGGAGAGTAACGCTATTGCGATGGCTCCGGGAGAATTATATCTATTCTATTGCCCCGATTTAGCAGCAAGTGGAACATCGCCACAGGTAAAACTTGAGGCAGGAGGGGCAAAAATGGAAGTTGTAGCGGGAAATGTAGGAGTTCTTTTAATGCCTACTACTACGGCAAACCTAAAGGTCATACTCGGAGGAACTACAAGCGAGAACTTTGCAGGGACTTTTAATCTATACAAGATAACTACCAACCGAACCACGATAGGCAGTCCCCTTGCTCCTTACTTTGTAAATTTCACAGAAGTATATGAGGATGCGGCAGGGGTGACGACTACCGGGGCAACATCTGCATCGTGTCTTTATCGTTATGTCCCTGCGCTTGAGAGCATAGCAAGTTATCTGCTTACAAATGATGCCTCACTATTTGCAAGCAAGACCCTGAGAAATAACATCTGCAAGTTCTTTACTCCTGTACCTAATGAATACTGGCTGTTGTTTTTCAGCGAACTTGTTGACATGGAACTTTTCTATTCAAAGGACGGAGCCGGTTATGCTCATACCACTCACCCGGTTTGTTATGAAGGCTGGGGTGTTATTATCATCAATGTTGGTGAATTAATGTCAACAGTTACAACATCACTGAGAATACAGATGAAGGACATATCCGGCAATGAAATATCGGAGGTATTGACCATCTATCCCGATGCCTCACAGATTGATGAACGGGTCGTGCTTGAATATAACGGGCTTGTCGGGGGCAAGGAATATCTTGCTTTTGAGGGGATCAAGGATATTGAGTTTGCAACTGTCAGGGATTATTTTACCACTGCTAAGAAGATGCGTAAACCGATTTCACTGACGGGGACAAACAGGCAGAGAATTGAAACAAGGTTTAAAGATATTGCCAATGCAGAATATCTGAAGAGCCTGATGATCTCTGACGATGTTAAGAAACTGGAAGCCAGTTATGCGGCTCCGACCCCGGTGACGATAGTAACGGATAGCGTGATCATCGACAAGGGCAGGGAGTTTTTCACGAACCGATTGGAAATAGACTATGAATATTAAA